GCAACAGCAGCAGAAGTGCTGACTGGCATTGTTACGGCAACACCAACCACAACCCGTAGCATCCAACTGCCAACAGGTGCAAACCTTGACTTGGCAACTGAGTGGGCAATAGGTGATTCGTTTGACTTCAGCGTCATCACTTTGGCTGCATTTGCTTTGACCATCACGGTCAACACAGGTGTGACCATTGTGGGTTCTGCCGCAACTGCGGCAACGTCTGGTGCATCTGCACGATTCCGTGTTCGCAAGACTGCGGCTGATACCTTTATCGTCTACCGCATCGGCGGCTAAACCAAGACAGGCCAGCAGAGATGTTGGCCTGTTTTTTTAACTGGAGAACGATATGCCAATGACCAAAGGTTACTCTCAGAAATCCATCGGCAAGAACATTGCTATGGAAATGAAATCGGGCAAGCCACAAAAGCAAGCTGTTGCAATGGCACTTAGCACGGCAGCCAAGGCAGCAAAAGCCGCAGGCAAGCCAAGCAAAGCTCCGATGAAGAAGATGAAATGATTAAGTCAGCCGCAATCGTCAAGACCAAAACTCTCGCCCCGTGGCGAGAGTTGCGGCTGCAAAAGCGCAAAGCCAAAAAGATTGCGATGCTTGAGCGCAAAGCGATCAAGCAGTATTACCCATCCCGCATTGATGCCACAATCATTGAGGTGCAAGCTGCACCGCAGGACGATGCGCCACCAACCCGCACTGAGCTGGAGGCCAAGGCCACAGAACTTGGAATCAGGTTTGATGGTCGCACAAAGGACAAAAAGCTGGGACAATTGATCCAGGACAGACTGTCTACAGGAGAATGACATGGGGTGGACCAAGCGCCAATTTATTGAGCAGGCTTTCGATGAGATTGGCCTGGCCTCCTATGCCTTCGATCTCGGACCAGAGCAAATGCAGTCTGCTCTGCGCAGGCTGGACACCATGCTGGCCGCCTGGAATGCCTTGGGCATTCGTCTGTCATACCCGCTGCCATCCAGCCCCCAGGACAGTGATCTGGATGAGCAGACCAACGTGCCCGACAGCTCCAATGAGGCCATCTACACCAACCTGGCCATCAAGCTGGCCCCGAGCTACGGCAAGCAGGTAATGCCTGACACCAAGGTCACGGCCAAAGAGTCGTACAACACGCTTCTGTCCCGTGCTGCCATGCCAATGGAGCAGCAACTGCCCAGCACCATGCCAGCAGGCGCAGGCAACAAGCCATGGCGCGTTTACGACAATCCCTTCATTCGTCCACCAGCCGATCCCGTCCTGGCCGGTCAAGACGGCCCAATCGAATACTACTGAGGAACAGCAGTCATGCCAACGATCAATCAACTATCGCCCATTTCTCAAGTATCCGGTGGCGATCAGCTCCCGATCTATGTGCCCAACAATGGTGACGCACGCAGGGTCTCAGTCACGCAGCTTCTGCAATATTTCCAGCAGACGTTTGCATCTCCGACCTTGGCGACAAACCTATACGTTCCAGGCACAGGTTTTAACATCACTGTGCCAACACCCGTCAGCAATGACCAGTGGATGCTTCTGCAGCCTGCTAGCACACTGGCCACTGGCACGATCACCCTGCCATTGAATACTGGCGTTCCTGATGGCACTACTGTGCTGATTACGACCACGCAAGAGATCACCTCGCTGACCATTGCACTGAATGGCGCATCTGCCATTTTTGGTGCAGTCACAAGCCTGGGCGCTGGCACCGCAACAGCAATCAGGTTTTATCAGCCCACAAATAGCTGGTACAACATAAATTTAACTACGGTTTATGCGGCAGGGATTCAGTCGTGGTTAACCACCCCAAGCAGTGCCAATCTACGGGCAGCAATGACCGACGAGACCGGCACTGGTGTGCTGGTGTTCAACAACACCCCGACTTTAATCACACCAATACTTGGCACTCCGACATCAGGCACTCTTACCTCATGCACCGGCTTGCCAGTTACGACAGGCATCAGTGGCCTGGGCGCAAATGTGGCCGCATTCTTGGCAACCCCAAGCAGCGCAAATCTTGCCGCTGCGTTGACCGATGAAACTGGCACAGGGGCAGCAGTTTTTGCAAACACCCCCACACTAGTCACGCCCAATATTGGCGCAGCCACAGGCACAAGTCTGGCAGTAACTGGTGCAGTCACTTCATCCGGAACGGCTGGCGTGGGCTATGCCACAGGCGCAGGCGGTGCAGTAACCCAAGGAACCAGCCGCACCACCGGCGTGACACTAAATAAAACCTCTGGTGCGATAACCCTGTTCAGCGCAGCAGGCACAACAGTCGCGACGACCTTTACCGTGACCAATAGCACCGTTGCAGCAACCGATGTCATCATCCTGAACCAGAAATCAGGCACAGATCTCTATGACTTGATGGTCACAGCAGTTGGTGCTGGAAGTTTCAACATCACATTCCGCACCACGGGTGGCACGACAACCGAGCAGCCTGTTTTCAACTTTGTGGTCATCAAAGGCGTGGCAGCGTAATGGCAACCAAGCCCAAGTCCTCTGTCAATAAGGCGGCTGTTTACACCAAGCCGACTATGCGCAAGAACCTGTTTGAGAAGATCAAAGGACAGGCTGTGCAGGGCACTGAAGCTGGGCAGTGGTCAGCTCGCAAGGCGCAGTTGCTGGCCAAGCAATACAAGGCCAAAGGTGGAGGTTACAAGTCATGAAGGCCACGCAGAAATCGCTCAAGGACTGGAGTGCACAGAACTGGCGCACCAAGTCTGGAAAGCCGTCTAGCGAGACGGGAGAGCGCTATCTGCCCGAGAAGGCCATCAAGGCTTTGACCCCGGCTGAGTACGCTGCAACAACCCGCGCCAAGCGCGAGGCCACATCCAAGGGAAAACAGTTTGCAAAGCAGCCCAAGAAGGTGGCCGCAAAAGTGGCGAGGTACAGATGAAAACACCGGCATGGCAGCGCAAAGAAGGGCAGAATCCAAAGGGCGGCTTGAACGCTGCTGGTCGCGCCAGCTTGAAAGCTGCAGGCCAGAACATCAAGCCACCTGTTAAGTCGGGCGACAACCCGAGGCGAGCCAGCTTCCTGGCTCGAATGGGAAACATGCCTGGGCCAGAGATGAAAAACGGTGAGCCGACCAGGCTGCTGCTCAGTCTGAAGGCCTGGGGCGCAAGCTCCAAGGAAGATGCACGGTCTAAGGCCAAGGCAATCTCAGCACGCAACAAAGCCAAAAAGTGATGCCATGCAAGTTCCAATCCTAAGTGGCATCTACGCTGACAGCACGCCAGAGCTGCGCACCGCATACCCTGTGAACATGGTGCCGGTGCCAAAGGCGTCAGGCATCAGCAATGGATTCCTGCGCCCAGGCGATGGCATCGTGGCCAACGGCACAGGCCCAGGCGTTGACCGTGGCGGCATCAACTGGAACGGCGTCTGCTACCGTGTAATGGGAACCAAACTGGTGTCGGTGGACAGCAATGGGTCTGTGACCGTGCTGGGCGATGTTGGTGGGCCTACCACCGAGCTGGTGACTATGGACTACAGCTTTGATGTGCTGGCCATTGCCTCTGGTGGGCGACTGTACTATTGGATTCCGGTCAATACGCCAGGAACCATAGGCTGGAACCCAACTGCTCCAATCTTGCGTCAAGTCACCGACCCAGACCTTGGTGTGGTGCTGGACTTCTGCTGGGTGGATGGCTATTTCATGACCACCGATGGCGCCAACCTGGTCGTCACCGAGTTGTCAGACCCTACCCAGGTCAACCCCCTGAAATATGGCAGCTCAGAAGTTGACCCCGACCCAGTGGTGGCCCTCATCAAGTTGCGCAACGAGGTCTATGCACTGAACAGCAACACGATGGAGGTCTTCGACAACGTGGGCGGCGAGCTGTTTCCATTTGCTCGCATTGATGGTGCACAAGTCCAAAAGGGCGTTCTTGGCACGCACGCTTGCTGCGTCTACTTGGAGCGCATTGCGTTTTTGGGCGGTGGTCGAAACGAAGCCCCAAGCATCTACCTTGGCGCAGCGGCCACCACCCAGAAAATCAGCACCCAGGAAATCGACAATCTGCTCCTTCAGTACACTGAGGAGCAACTGGTCAAGGTTCAACTGGAAGCACGCAACGACAAGAACCACCAGCACCTCTACGTCCATCTGCCAGACCGCACGGTGGTCTACGATGCCTCCGCATCTGAGGCTCTGGAGCAGCCCGTCTGGTTCACTCTGACCACCACAGTGGTCGGTTTCAGCCAGTACCGGGCACGCAACATGGTCTGGATATACGACAAGTGGCTGGTCGGCGATCCGCAGTCCAACTCCATCGGCTATCTGGTGCAAGACATTGGCCACCACTGGGGCCAGCAAGTGCGCTGGGAGTTTGGCACGGTCATCGTCTACAACGAAGGCAATGGCGCGATCTTCAACCGCCTTGAGCTGGTCGCACTGACCGGCAGCGTGGCGCTGGGCAAGAACCCGCAGATCAGCACCAGCTACAGCGTCAACGGCCTCGCCTGGAGTCAAGACCGCAGCATTGCTGTTGGCACGATTGGCAGCACAGCCAAGCGCCTGGCTTGGTTCCAGCAGGGGCACATGCGCAACTGGCGCATCCAGCGTTTCCGTGGCGACAGCGATGCCCATGTGTCGTTTGCACGCCTTGAGGCACAGATCGAGGCGCTGGCATACTGATGGCAACCGCACCACAATCCCGCAAGTTAAACCTGACCCGCGATCAGCTCGCGGAGTTTCTGACCGACCAGCAGCAGATCAGGCAGTTCGAGCTGCTGTTTTCTGCCGTCGATCAGCTCCAGGTTATTGTCGGGACTGACTTTGAGTACCAGGCAGACACGGCGGCGGCCACAGCAAACGAGGCGCTGGCGCAGATCAGTGCATTGGCACAAGAAACCTTTGTCAGCATTGCGTCAGCCGAGAACAAAGCCAATCAAGCATTGGCGCTGTTAAATAAACTGACCGCAGCCGTTGAGGGTTTGCAAATGACCCCACCGCCAAGGGAGTTCAAGCGCAGCCGCTACGGATCGTTCTACGACACCACCACGCAACCGGCAACGGTCATCAATACTGCGACGGCTATTACGTTCAACACGACAGACCTGAGCAATGGTGTTTATCTTGGTTCTCCCACCTCGCGCATCATTGTGGACAGCGAGGGAATTTACAACTTTGATACATCGTTTCAACTGGACAAAACCACAGGTGGCACTGCTGAGTTCTATTTTTGGTTCAGACTCAATGGCGTGGATGTGCCAAACAGTGCAAGCCAGATCAGAATTCAAGGCAACAACTCTGAAATTTTCTCGTCGTTAAATTACTTTTTTAACCTCAAGGCCAACGATTATGTCGAGCTGATGTTTTCTGTCAGCGACCTGAGCGCCGTGCTTACTGCCTTTCCTGCGGCTGCACCGCACCCAGGTATTCCGTCCATAATTCTCACAGTCAACAACAACATCGGAGGTGTCCAATGACCGTCATCATCAAAGTGCTGATTCCTGCCAAGCAGGCCGAGAACAGCCAGACCACTCAGTACACGGCCACAAACTGTAAGGCCATTATCGACAAGTTCACTGCCACCAACACGAGCGCAGGCAATGTGACTATCAGCGTCAACCTGGTGACCAGTGGCGGCAGTGCAGGCACGAACAACTTGATCGTGGACACCCGTAGCATCGTACCGGATGAGACCTATACCTTTCCAGAGCTGGTCGGCCAGGCTCTAGAGCCTGGCAGTTTTATTTCCACCATTGCCAGCGCAGCCACATCGTTGACAATCCGAGCATCTGGCCGCGAAATCACTTAAAGGAGAACAGCATGGACAAATTTATGATGATGCCCAAAGGCTTTATGGGCCTGCCAATGGATGAGGAATTCATCACCACGGCAGAAAACAAGAAGAACTACGTCATTGCGGTGCAGGACTGGAACTACGGTCCAGAGATGCCCACCAACGAGCCAGGCGCAAACAAGGAGTTCTACGCAGGGCTGGCCGAGGCCATGCAGTGCACCGAAAAGGACGCACGGCGCAAGCATTGCTCAAATTGCGAGTATTACGACAACAGTTTTATGGCCCAAGTCAAGATCGAGCGTATTCCGATGGCAGCCTACGACAAAGGCGCAGGCTTTCGTGGCCACTGTGAAAAGCTGAACTTCATCTGCAACGACATGCGCGTCTGCCAGGCCTGGGAAGACCGGGAAGAAGAAGAAGAATATTGACGGGATGCCGAAATGTGGGAAAATGCAGCCGCTGAGCCTATCGAGCCGCCAGCAGCTCACCCTGAACAGGAGCTGCGCATGTCTGGTGTCGATTGGTTGAGAGTGAACCTGCAAAGGGTTTTCGCGCTCCCAACGCCAGCCGTTGAATGGCTGCTCATGCTTTATGGGGCCATCCAGGTCTTTGATGATGTCGCAGACGGTGATCCAGTCGAGCGCGAAGACCTCAATGCGGTGATCTGGAACACCCTGGTTGGCATGAACCAGAACACATTTTGGATTGCCAACTCCCACAGCCTCGCACCCATAGTGGCCACCATGATCCTGAAGTGGCAGGCATCCGACCAGGCCGAGCGATCAGGCAAGGCCGATGCACGGTCATTTGTCTGGCGTGCAGGGTACTATGACGTTGTGCTGATGACCGTGGCGCTGTGCCACGGCACTCGTCGTGCGACAGAAGATGCAGGCAGCGTCATGGAGTTGTATGGCGAGAAATTTGAAGACTACATGAAGGAGTTCAGCCATGCCTGATCCAGTAACAGCTCTAGTTGTTGGCGGCAGTCAACTTGTCAGCGGCATGATGCAGGCCGATGCAGCAGGAGAAGCTGCAGGCATCCAAGCAGGCGCAGCAGAGGCTGGCATTGCAGAGCAGCGTAGGCAGTTCGATGCACTGCAAGCATTGCTCAAACCTTACACCGAGGCAGGTCTTCCTGCGCTTCAGCAGCAGCAGGCATTGCTTGGCCTACAAGGACCAGAAGCAGAGCAGGCCGCCATTGAGCGCATTCAAGGTGGTCAAACCTTCCAGGCTTTGCAGCAGCAGGGCGAAAACGCACTTCTTCAGACCGCATCGGCCACTGGTGGCTTGCGCGGTGGAAATCTGCAAGGCGCCCTTGCACAATTCCGACCAGCTTTGCTGAGCCAAGCCATCGAGCAGCAATATGGCCGCCTGGGCGGCATGACCACTTTGGGCCAGCGTTCTGCTGCCGGTGTCGGCGCTGCTGGCATGGAGTCTGGAACCAATGTGGCCAACTTACTGGCCCAGCAAGGAGCAGCCAGAGCTGGTGGAGAACTTGGCGAGGCCAAGGCATTCAGTGGCCTGTTCAACCTGCCAGCTCAGGTGCTTGGTTTCCAGTACGGCGCAGGTGGCAAGGCTGGTATGGGCTTCAAGTTTTAAGGAATAAAACATGGCCACCATCAATCCATTCCAAGCCCCGATCAACTACGCAGTCGATGTGCAAAGCCCTTTTGAGGCGGCACTCGGTGGGTTCAAACTTGGCGCTGGTGTAGCAGAGGCTCGGGCACAAGTAGAGGCCCAAAGACAGGCAACTCAGAATCAACAGGTTTTTGAGACTGGTCTGCGCACATTCTTTGCCAATCCAGACCGCAAATTTGAGGACTTGGAGTCGATCCTTCCAATGGCCAACAAGCAGCAGTTTGATGCGCTACAAGCCATTGGCAAAAACATGGGCGAAAGGCGTTTGGAAAACGCCAAACTCTTTTCAGGCCAGCTTCTCGCAGCTCTTGAGTCAAATCCTACAATTGCTCGGAACATGCTTGAGCAGCGTATTCAAGCCGAAACTGATCCGCAACAACGCGATGCCTTTCAGGCAACCCTGAAACTCCTTGATGTCAGCCCAACTCAAGCGGCTCAGATGGTCGAATACACCGGAATGGGTGCATTCGGCAAGGACTGGTACGACAACGTAACGAAAATTCGTGCTGAGCGTAGGACTGCAGCGATGCAGCCAGATGTGGCCAGAAAGACCGCTGCAGATGCCGATGCGGCTGTGGCAGAAGCACAGAGAAAAGTTGCAGAAGCAGCAAACACACCAGATCGTCTGAAAGCAGAACAAGACTTGCGAGTCGCTCAGGTCAGAAAAGAAAGGGCAGATGCAGATGTGGCTGCTGCCACTGTGCAATCACGCATTGCAAAAGCAGCGGAAGAGGCCAAACCTGCTCCTGGTTTTGCAATCATTCCAGAGGCAGAAAGGGTAAGACTTGGACTGCCTGCTGGCGTTTATCAGAGAAACCTTGGAACGCAGAAGATTGAGCCTGTCAGCAAGGAGCTGGTGCGCATAGACATGGGCCAGCAACTTGAAACATTGCTCACTGAAAAACTTGAAGTTCCAAGGGCACAAGAATTTTCTGCCGCTGCTGCATCTGCCCGGACATTTGCACGAGACTCAAGGGTCATCGCAGACCTGCTCAAAGGCAAAGGAGGCGGAACGCTTGTTAAACTCACCAGTGATTTTGCTAAGACCCTTGGATTTGAGACAGATACTGTAAAAGCAAACGACTTGGCAAATTCACTTTCAGTTCGTGGCGCAACTCAGCTTCGTCCGCCTGGTTCTGGTTCAACGTCAGACATTGAGTTTAAAGCGTTTGTCTCTGCATTTCCTTCGCTGGCCAATTCTGAAGGTGGCCGTGATTTGATGGCCAAGTATGCTGAGGCTTTTGCAACACGATCTGCGAAACTGTCTGACTATGCGAACAAATTAATTCGTGAGCGCAGATATAGCCAAGAAGAAATCGCAAGATTCGACGAAGGTCTTGGCTCAGTTCTTGGTCAGGATTTCTACACTGGCGCAAGAACCAGGGCACCCGCTGCTCCTGCTCCAGCCGCAGCAGCTCCAGCGCCAGCCCCAGCGGCTCCTGCGGCAGCCCCCGCAGCAGCCCCAGCAATGCCCTCTGGTTTCCGCGTAATTCGGTAAAGGTCAAAACCAATGGCAAGATATAAAGTCCAAGCGCCTGACGGCAGCATCATCGAGCTGGATGGCCCGGATAACGCAACAGATGTGCAATTGATCCAGGCTGCTCAGGCGGCCTATGCACAGCGCCAGCAAGGCGCTCAGGCACAAGCTGCCGCCCCTGCACCTGCCGCAGCTTCTGCCGCAGCGCCAGCAGCAATGGCACCTGCGCCTGCACCGGCTGCGGCTCCCAGAGCAGCTAGACCTGCCCCTGCCGCTATGGCAACTCCTGCGCCTATTGTTGCACCTGCACCGGCAACCCCTGCTACTGCCCCTGCTCCTGCTACGGCTCCAGAGCAGCAAAGGCCGATGGGATTTTTCGAGGGATTGGTTGAGTCTGTCACCGGACGCGCTCGCGCAACGCCTGAAACTCAGCAATTGCCTGAGTGGACAACCATGCCAGAACTCAATCAGATGAGCGTGGCATCTTTCAGAACTGCCCTTGGATCGCTGCTCAGCAATCCAAAGGAAACGGTGCAGATTCTGCAGTCCAACTTCCCTGGATTGCAGGTTCGCCAAGACGAAAAGGGAAACTACATCCTGCGGTCATCTGTTAACCAGAAGGAATATGCTATCCCGCCAGGCCTCACAATGGGCGATCTTCCCAGGATTCTTGGTGGATTTGCTGCATTCACACCGGCAGGCCGAGCTGCGACCATCCCTGGCGCTGCTCTCAAGGCTGGCGCAACGCAGGCAGGAATTGAGGCAACACAGACGGGCATTCCACCGCATTCTTTGGTGGGTGATGCTCTGAGTGTTGGCGGCGAGTTCAATTTGGGCGAGGTTGGCCTAGCAACCGTCACAGGCCCAGCTGGGCAGATCATTCAACGCGTAGCACCACCTGCGGCTGCAGCCGTGCGACAAGGCGTCCAGCGAGCCACAGGACGCGCTCCTGCGGCTCCTTCTGTTCCTGCCGCACCTCGCGTCGAGCCGACTTTTGACATGGGGCCACCTACTGGTGCACCAGCGGCACAGCTCCAGGCGCTTGAGTTTGAACTGGAAATGCTTTCCTCTCAGCCAATCCGGCAGGGTGAGTCCAGAGGAATCCGAGAGGCCAGGCTTGGCGAGGTGCAACAGCAAATCGCTGCACTCAGGAGCAGGCCAGCACCTGCACCTCCAGCACCGGCAGCAGTGCCTCCTGTGGCCCCAGTAGTGCCTCCAGCAGCCGCAGCAATACCCGAGGCACCACCTCCTGCTCCTGGCCCTGCTGGCGCTCCTACGGGCACGGCAATGGCCCCTGAAGTGCCGCCTGCAGCAGCCGCAGCAGAGGCCACAGCAGGTGGCGTCATCGATGTTCTGAACCTGGCACGCAAGGCTGGAGGATTTGGGCCTGGATCGTCAGCGGCCAAGGCCCAACTGGTTGATCTTGCGCAGGTTAACCCAGAGGCCCGTGCAGCAGCCGAGCGTCTTCGCATCGACTTGCCATTCGATGTATTGAGCGACAACCCGCAGGTGCGCAGTGCCGTGGGCCTGACCCGTGCGCTGGTCGCAGGCGAGGCTGAGGCCGCATGGGAAAGCACCGTGCGCAACGCCATCCAGCGTGCCGACGAGGTGTCGCAGCAGTTTGATGCGAATTTCATTGCTGGCAGACCAGCTCCTGGGGCTACCTCTCAGAAGATTGTGGAAAACTTGCAGCAGGCCAGGCAAACGCTGAAAACTGACGCCAAGGCGATCTATGACCGTATTGATGAGGCAGTGCCAAAGAATTCTCCAGTTGAACTGAACAACCTCAAAACTTACCTTGACGACCTGCGTACCAATCTGGGCGCTGCAGGACGCATGACGCCACAGGAATCCAATCTGGCCAAGATGCTGGAGAAGGGTGAGCTGACCTATTTCGGCCTCAAGCGCGAGAAGGACTTGGTAGGCCAGGCCGTTGGCGGCCTGAAGTCACCATATGACAACATGGCAGCCGGTGACCTCAAGCGCCTTTATGCTGCACTTGCCCAAGATCAACTGGACAACGTGGCAACGCTGGCAGGCGAGGAGGCTCGGCGCGAGCTGCGTGCGGCAAACTTGCTGACCGCCAAGCAGAAGGCGCTGGAGAAGCGCATCGTCGGCGCATTCGGCCAGGAGATCGATGGCAGCGTGGCCCAACGTATGCAGACGGCCATCACAACGGCTGCCAAGGGCGATGCCGCGGCCTTCAATCGTCTGATGAAGGTGGTGCCAGATGAGTTGCAGAAGGAGACGCTGGCCACTGCGCTGGCATCTGTGACCGCAGGCAAAGCGGCAGGCCGTGCTGCTGGAGCTGCTGAAACCGTGTTCAGCCCTGCAGAGTTTACCAAGGTCTATCGTGGCCTTCGAGCCAACCCACCTGTCTACTCCCAGATGGTCAAGATCATGGGGCCAGAGTGGGATCGTGCATCGCGTGACCTCTACGAGATTTCGCGTCGCATTGCAGACGCTCAGGCTCGCATCCCGACCACTGGCAAGGCAAACCAGATTCTTGGCGATGCAGCGGTTCAAGGTCTGATGGGCCAGGTCATGTCAAGCAGCGTTGCACAACGTGTTGCCACTGGCGTAGCAGGCGCAGTGCCTGGTGGCGGCCTGATTGCACCAGATATCGTGCAATGGATGTCCTCAGCCAAGGGCGCTGGCGTACAGAAGGCTGCCAAGCTCTTTGCCTCACCAGAGTTCCAAGAGCTGGCCGTGCAGACTGCCACCAAGGGTGGCCAGCCAAGCCAGGCGGCGCTTCGTCGCACGGCCATGAGCAAGTCCTTTGGGGATTTCGCAAAAGAAGCGAACCTGCCACAATCTCTGGATGCACGCATCCAGTTTTTGCAGAGTGCAATCCAAACAGGACGACAATTCGATCAGGAGAACCAACAATGAGCGCACTCTCGATTCAACCGCCATACCCAGCATTCGCTGGCGCTGACGGCCTGCCGCTGGAGAACGGCTACATCTGGGTGGGCACGGTTAACCTCAACCCGCAAACCAACCAGATCGCGGTCTACTGGGATGCAGCTCTGACTATTGCAGCCGCCCAGCCGATCCGCACGCTCAACGGCTATCCGGTCTATCAAGGCACGCCCTCACGCTTCTACGTGGCCAGCGACTACAGCATCCAAGTTCTGGACAGCAAAGGCAGCCTGGTCTACACCTCACTGAATGGGAACGTGGCTTCTGGCTCCGTGGCCACCAACGCAACTGGCAATGGAACTCAGACAATTTTTGCTGTCACCTCCACACCGTTTGCCATCTACATCAACGGCGTCTATCAGAACCAGAACACCTACACAATCGCAGGTGGGAATGTCACGTTCTCCGAAGCGCCACCATTCACCTCGGTGATCGAATTCTTGGTTTAAGGAGAACGAAATGCTCAAGACAGTTACCAACTTAATCAACGCCAGCCAGATTCAAACGCCCATCACCTTGCCTGGTGATGTCACGCTGTCCACAGGCAACCTCATCATCGGAACCTCGGGCAAAGGCATCGACTTTTCTGCGACACCGGGTACAGGCACAAGCGAGTTGCTGGACGACTATGAAGAAGGCACTTGGACACCAACCTTTACAGGATTGACTGTTGGCAACGGCTCAGTGTTTGGTTTTTACACAAAAACGGGCCGACAAGTCACATTGACTTACGGTTTTATCACAGGCTCGACATCGGCGGTGGGGACTTTGACCGGGATTACAGGTTTTCCGTTTACCACAGGAACAATTGGTGCAAGCCGATTCTTTGACTCAGGTGGCACTGCGTTTAAAAGCGGTGTGGGCTGGTATGGTGCATACGCTGCTTTGTTCAATGCGGCAACCACGGGGTCAGGGCCAATTTCTTCAGCAAATGACGCGGGAATGAGCGCAACTGCGCCGTTTACATGGGCCGCAGATGACAGCCTGAGTTTGACCGCAACCTACTTTGTGGATTGATGCTGACATGGCGCTCACAAAAGTTTCCTACTCAATGATCCAAGGCGCTGTCGCCAACGTCTTGGATTTTGGTGCCGACCCCACTGGAGTTGCTGACTCTACTTCAGCCATCCAAGACGCGATTGATTCTGTCAAAACGGCTGGCGGTGCGGTTTACTTCCCAACAGGCACATATCAAATCAATGACACGATCATTGTTGATACAAACCAATACACGGTTGGCTTGATCTTGTTTGGCGATGGTCGCAATACCATCATCGCCCAGACCGGAACCAACAAAGACGCTTTTCATTTCTCCACGACTCAGTTTTTGCAGAACAGTGGTTTTAGGGATTTAAAAATTACCTGCGACGCAGATGCTGGTCATTGCATCAACATCGTATACGGCTGCACGACTTGCTTTGTGACCAACGTTGACATGGAGCAAGCCAACCCCGCCAAATCGTTGATTTATGGCGACTACACCAGCTTTGGTGGCGGTGTGTATGACACCAAGTTCAGTGGTGGCTCTTGGTATTGCAACCCAAACACAACTGTGCCCGGTGTTGCGTTCGTAGCAAACGGCACAATTTTTAACGAGAACATCTTTGAGAATCTGCGCGTTTACAACTCAAAGACGGTGCAGTTTTTCTACATCAACACTACAACTACACCAACCATTTGGTTGATAAACAACGTATGGCGCAACATCAACTTTGAAGTCTGCAAGGGCGGCGGCATTTACTTTGATTGTTTCAAAAACTGTTTATTTCAGAATTTGTCGTTTTGGGATACGGGCAGCGCTTACGAAAACAACTTAATTGAGATGGGCACGGGCGTTGGGTATGAAAGCGCCAGCAACACCTTCATCAACGTGGGCCGTAACGGTGACTCACTTGCTGCTGGTGTTTACGACATTCGGATTGTTGCTGGTCAAGACACAACACTGATTGATTGTTTTACCCAAACAGGAGACTCGCCTCTTTACAATTTCAACAACAAGCGTGTGACTGCAATCGGCCCACTGACTGGTACTGTGCAGAATCCTGGTGGTCTTTTCAGAGTGGGCAGTGCTTTTGGTCAATTGCAATTTCCCGGCACTATCAACGGCGCTTATTTGACTTATTACGACGAAGGAACTTGGACAGCAACTCTTGACGGCAGCAGCACAAGCCCAACAACACCCGTTACCGCAACTGGCGTGTGGACACGTATTGGTCGTCAGGTATTTGTGACAGTTGAATTTTTAAACGTGACAACTACAGGAGCAACCGGAAATGTTGTTGTCACTGGTTTGCCGTTTATCGCTGTAACCAGAAACGGATACGGCGCTACATCAATCAAAGGACTTGGCGCTAACGCTGTTGTAGCCTCTCCAACACAGGCATCAACTCAAATTGATTTTTACCTTGCCACTGACAGATCAACAAATTTGACCTTTGGTGCTGGCACTGGTCAATATCTTGCATTCTCAGCCACATACATCGCTTAAGGAAAATCATGGCAATCAAACTCACAAAGACAACAGCTTCTGGACTTGTTGCGTCTGACGCTTATCATCGTGTCGAGAATCTGTCTCTTGCGAACAAGGCGCAGATGAATTTTGCGCTCAGAAGTTACGCAACGCCAGACAAGCCAGCATTTGAAGAGTCGTTCTTTTCTTGCGCATACGACATCGCAGGCGACAATCCAATCAAGCAAGCCTACGCCCATTTGAAAACCTTGCCAGAATTCGCTGGCGCAACCGATTGTTAAACCAAAGCCCAAGTGGATTCTTGGGTCAGACTAGGAGAGCATCATGCTTGAGAAAACTCAAATTGTTGACCGCATTGAAGTGGTCGAAAATGGATGTGTGCAAGTCCGCACAAAGACCACCATCATTGAAGATGGCAAACAAATCAGCGGAACTTTCCACCGCCATGTCGTTGCCCCTGGTGATGACTACAGCGCAGAGGATGCCCGTGTGCAGGCCATCTGCGCGGCCACTCACACCGCTGAAGTAATCGCAGCATACAAGGCAGCCATCGCTGCGCAAGGAGTCTGACATGGCCCAGAACAGTCAAATCGCATTTGCCCCTCTTGGCAACACAGTTGTCATCCCTGCCAATACTTCTGCATCAACTGGTGTCCAGGCGCTGGTGTTTTCAAGGCTTGATGCCCAAAGCACAGGCCAATACCGCATCATCAACAACAGTGCCAATACGGTGTTTCTGGGCGTTGGCAACACTGCAGCAGAGGCCGCAGCCAATGCGGTGGCTCCTGTGGCTGGCACTCCTTCGGCGGCCATTGTGCTGATCCCTGGTGCTGTTGAAGTGCTGCGCTTTGCGCGTGAGTCATTCTTCAGCGGCCTGGCCCCTGCTGGCGCATCCACTGTCTACATCGTGCAGGGCGAGGGCATGTAATGAGCCAGGTTGATGCAACCGATGCACGACTTCAGACGCACGAAGAAATTTGTGCGCTGAGGTATGACCAGATCAATGCGCGACTCAAGCGCATTGAGGCCATCATGATAAAGACTGCTGGCGTCATGATTGTGTCAATGGCAGGAACCATATTTGCTGCGATCTGGATGACAAAGTGATTGATCCCATCACCGCCCTTGCTGCGGTATCTTCAGCGGTAAACCTCGTCAAAAAGGCTGTCAAGACCGTTCAGGATGTGCAGTCTTTGGGGCCGGTGCTGGGACAGTATTTCGACGCCAAAGCGCAGGCCATCGAGGTCGTAGAGAAGGCGAAGACAGGTGGCTTTAAAGGCTCGGCACTTGGCAAGGCACTGGAGCTGGAACTTGCTCTAGAGCAGGCTCGGGAGTTTGAGGAGCAGGTGAAGATGCTCTTCTTCCAGTCCAACAAGATGGATGTCTGGATGCGCATCACGGCTAGGGCCAAGCAGATGGAGGCCGATGCGGCGCGTGCTGAAGGCAAGCGCAAAGCTGAGGCAAAGCGCAGGCAGGCCGAGATCGACGACATCATCTTGATTACGATTTCCGTCCTTACGTCAGTATTTGTTCTCGGCCTGACCGTTTACTTCATAGTTGAGATGGGGCAGCGGCATATATGACCGAAAAGCTCAACGCCAACACCACCCTCGATAAAATTCTTGGGTATGTGGACAGCCCTTTCAAACTGTTTGCGGTGATTCTTATGGCGGTGATTGCGTTTGCTGGTTATGCCCTGTACGAAAGCCAAGACTTCATTCGTGACGCCTACAAGGAGTCGCAGAAACTGCCTGAGATACGAACAGACCGAGCCGATGATGCGGCGACGATGCTGTTCAAGCAAACTGGTGCAACTGTGGTGGCGATCTTCAAAGTCAACCCGCTGTTCAATTCCAGGACGCTTTACAAGGCCTACACCAAGGACGGGCGCGACAAGACGATTGAGAACATCGATGTTGGCCTGTTCACGCACAACTCATCGAATAACTCAGATGTGGTCAAGCTGATGACCAATGAGATACCATGCGGCGAATACCGATACGCACAGTCCGAGGTCGGGCTTTGGTATCTTGAGAAGGGTGTGACGTACACCTGTCGAGTCAGTGTCCCACCAGACTCGCATCGCTTTGTGGGACAGGTCACAGTTGGCTGGGCAACGCAGCCAACAAATCTAGAGCAGACAAAATTTATGCTGGAGATTGCCAGCGCAATGTTGACCAAGAGAGGGAGTTAATATGGATTGGCTTAAACAAATCGCACCAACCATTGCCACCGCACTAGGTGGCCCATTGGCAGGCATGGCTGTATCAGCAGTGTCCAAGGCCATTGGCGTGGACGAGGCAAAGGTAGGCGACCTGATCGCCTCCAACAAGCTGACCGCCGACCAGATCGCGCAGGTCAAGCTGGCCGAGATTGAGCTGCAAAAGCAGGCGCAGGAGCTGGGTCTGAACTTCGAGAAGCTGGCCGTCGAGGACCGCAAATCTGCCAGGGAGATGCAGGCCACCACTCGCTCGATGATGCCTCCTATCTTGGCTGGCGCTGTGACCTTGGGTTTCTTCGGCATCATGGTGATGATGTTCTTCAACCAGATCGACAGCAACAATCCTGCCATCCTGATGATGCTCGGCAGCCTGGGCACTGCCTGGACAGGGATCATTGCCTACTACTTCGGCAGCTCTGCTGGCTCCCAGGCCAAGACCGATCTGCTCTCCAAAGCAAACAAGTGAGGACACCATGAAACAGAATTTTGAAGCTGCGCTGGCTGCCGTCCTACACCACGAGGGTGGCTTTGTGAACCACCCAAAAGACCCAGGTGGCATGACGAACCTCGGCTGCACCAAAAAGGTCTGGGAGGAACACTGTGGCCACGAGGTTGACGAGAAGACCATGCGTGCGCTCACGCCTGCCGATGTAGCTCCTCTGTACAAGACAAGGTATTGGGACAAGGTGCGTGGCGACGAGCTGCCGTCTGGCGTCGATTACGCTGTCTTCGATGCCGCCATCAACAGCGGCCCAGGAAGGGCAGCGAAGTGGCTCCAGACGTGCGTTGGCGTTGAGCCTGATGGTGGCATAGGCCCGAAGACTTTGGCGGCTGTGGCGGCCTTTGATGCGCAGCAGCTCGTCGAGGATTATTGCAATCGCCGACTGTCATTCCTGATGTATTTGGAACACTGGCCAACCTTTGGCAAGGGCTGGGAAAGGCGCGTTGCTGATGTGAAGGCCAAAGCCATCAGCATGATCGCCTGAGACCTACTGCGTGGCCTTGCGATTGCGGCAGGCCTCACGCATCGCTGGGGTGAAGTCAGGGTGAAACGATGCAAGGCTGCAGTCGATCACCCGTCTTTCAGGTGCGACTATTGCAGATGCTGCGATCAGGACGATCCACATGCAGGTTACCAGCACCACGGCCAGCACCACGAGCATGGCACTGGCCATCCTTTTCAAGTATCCAGCCACAGGGCTGTCAGGCAGTGGTTCAGCGGCCAGCATGACTGGCTTGCACTTGGCCACACGGGCAGGGCACTCGCGGCCCTGCACGCAGTCGTAGTCACAGCAGTTCATTTGTCCAGGCCCAAGAACAGACAAGCGTGCTTGTGGCTCACGCCTTTGGAGTCAATGTAAGTCTCTCCGCAGCCGACCATCCACTCGGCCAGCAGGACGGCGACAGCCACCCCAATGGCCAAGGCCAGCGCAGCATGAAGCAGCCATTTCATTTCTTGGCCTCCGAAGGTGGCACCCAGCCCATTGCGCGAAAGCGATCCATGATGTTGGTGGACGCTGCTGGGGTGTATTTCCAGTTGGGATTGAGCAGGCTGGCCCGTTGGGCCAGCCAGGCTGGTTGTTGCTGGCTGTTGTTCATGGTGGTCTCCTTCATCATTGCACGTTAACTTTGAAGCCGTCGCCAATCAGCGTGGCGTAAAAACGCTGCGACTCAGACTTGCGAATCTCAACCGACTTGCCACCGTAAATGCGGTCTTGTGCCGCTTTGTTGTTGGCAACAAAAGTTACCGTGGTGTCGTTAAAATCAAAGGGAAGAATCTGGAAGTCAGCCATTTGGGCGGTCTTGTTGGCAGTTGCTTTCACGTTCAGCTCCTTGCTGGTTGTGGGTTGGTAGGCCTCCAGTATACCACGATTTCCCACAATCTATGCAACTAGGGACAAACCCTAGTCTTTGGGAGTTTTTGCAGCAATTACCTTGGCCACCTTCTCAAGCGTTGTGAAGCGGTGCATGTTGGCGCATTCGTAGCGCCTGTACTTGGCATTGTCTGCACGCTGGCGAGTCTCCTTCACCAGCGTCCAGGTGCCACACACTGGGCACTTCATGAGGCCACCTTCTTGCCCTCGTCTGCCAGCCCCTGCTTGATGTAGTGCAGCACCTGGGCGGCCAGTGTGCGGGTGTCGTTTTCAGCCTGGCGGCGCAGCGCCAGCTCAACATCTGCTGGAATGCGGATCGTCATGTAACGATCCTTGACGGCCGATGTCAACAACTTGGGAGTGGTCATTCGGTAGCCTCCTCATAAGTGGCTGCAAAAATGTCAGGCTTGCAAGGGTAGTGCTCGCCTTTCACTCCGGTGATGATCCAATCGCCTGGGGTGACAAGATGCACACCCTCAAGCGTTTCGATCATGGGGACACCAGTGTGCTTGCCTGGTCGAACTTCTGGATGGTCTCCCATCTTGAACCACTGCGTGGCCTCAATGACCACAGGCTTCTTGCGAAACTTGGCCATCAGTCCGTGCCCCCAGCATTGATGACCACATCCTCAAAGATGTCTGCCATTGCCTGGCCGGTGGCCAGCTCGACAGGCACGCCATGCGTGAGCAGGCTCACCAGATCGTCCTGGCCAGCCACCTCGATGTCGAATCGGGTCTGGGCTGCGTACTTAATGGCCTGGGCCTGGTTGGCTGCACGAATCAGGCGGTGCTTGTTGGTCTCGGTGTCGGTGACGACATAAATGCGGGTGGTCATGTGTTTCCTATGTGATTGGTGAAAAAAGCGCTGATCTGCTCTTTTGCATGACCAGCACCTTTCCCCACTATACAACAGAATCCCACACTTTCGAGATATGAAATCCAGTCTTTTTGCTCGGCGCTGAGGCTGCCGCCTTTGCTACGTTTCATCTCGACCCACAGGCTCCAGGCAGGCACAAACAGATCGGGCACGCCAGAGGCCACACCTTCTGCCTTCAGGCGGCCAGCGGTGGCAGGGCTGCGTGCACCGCCATTTGGGATCGCAAAGATGCGCACGTCTGGCCAAGTCTGTCGAAACCAGCGCACCAGCTCGCGCTGCTCCTCATGTTCGGTGGGGATTAAAACGGACATGCAAACTCCCATTTGTCGCAGGCATTCACCTCGTCAGCAAACTCGCCTGGCGGCCTCATGTCAAAGACCGAGCAGTGGCCTTCCTGGCTGAAATGCTCGCAGGTGTGGCAGCACTTCGGCGGCCCAGACTGCACCCACTGGCGGTAATCAAGCAGGAATTGTGGCTCTGGTGGTCTGGTGGTCATGTCCAACTCCTTTTCAAAACACGATGAAACTTCCCGTCCATTTTGTACTCGATGGCCTTGGGTGGTTGACTGTTGCTCATCTGCACTGCCAAGTATTCCAGCCCTTCGCTATCACCCATGCGCTCGGCCTCGGCCAGATGCGCACCTGACGAGTTGGCCATCTTGAAGAGCTGCTGCATTGCACGTTCTCCAGCATAGCCATCATGCAGCACCGGCAGGTATTCGGTGATGGGCTTGTCGGACAAACTGCCATAGTAGGTGCAGGACAACATCTCCTTGCCGCTGGCCTTGCTGATGTGCCTGCGCCAGTTCCAGCTCGTCACCTCAAGGTCTTTGCCTTCCAGGCCCATGATGTCGTCGTTGCGCAGCTCCAGCTTCTTGCGCTCAGGCTTAGGAAATGGATGCAAGCAGGCAGGGCAGACGGCCACCGAGATGGCGCACAGCTCGCCACAGTTGTCGCAGACCTTCACTGGTGCCTCACCATTGCCATCGCCTGCCTTCTTTGGCGGCTGCACTGCGGTGATCGGCCCATGTGTGGCCACTACCCCTGCAAAATCCAGTACCAGGCAATGATCGGTGTGGCTCTTGACCCTCATGCCTCGGCCTGCCATCTGCACATATAGACTGGCGCTCATGGTCGGGCGCAGCATGGCGATCAGGTCGATGTCAGGGTAGTCGAACCCAGTGGTCAGCACGTTGGCATTGGTCAGGGCGCGTAGGCGGCCAGCCTTGAACTCTGTCAGCATTCGCTCGCGTTCTTTCTTCGGAGTTTCACCCGTCACGCACTCAGCGGTCACGCCTTGCTGGCGTAGGACTTCGGCTACATGCTGTGCGTGCTTGACGCCTGTACAAAACATCAGCCAGGCCTTGCGATCTCCTGCCAGCTCAATGACCTCGCGCACAACCCGCTGATTGTTGTCGTCGGTGTCAACGGCCGCCTGCAGCTCGGCCTCGATGAACTCGCCCCCACGCTTGTGCACGCCAGTCACATCCAGTTTGGCCCTAGTGACCTTGGACCGCAGGGTGGCTAGGTAGCCCTTGAAGACCAGCTCCTCGATGCTCACAGGCTCAATCAGGGCATCGAACAGGGCAGGTTTGTCAGTTATCAGTCCGTGCCCCAGGCGGTAGGGCGTGGCCGTGAGGCCAATCACCCGCAGGCTCGGGTTGATTGCCTTCAACTCGGCCAGCAGCTTTCGGTATCCACCCTCGTCCTTGTGGTTGACCAGGTGGCACTCGTCAATGATGACCAGATCGATATGGCCCAGCTCCTTGGCCTTGCTTCGCACCGACTGAATGCCTGCAAAGGTGATCGGCTCCCCGAGCTGCTTCTTTCCGATGCTGGCGCTGTAGATGCCCAGCGGCGCACCTGGCCAGTGCTGGCGCATTTTCTCTGCATTCTGCTCGATCAGCTCTTTGACGTGCGTCAGCATCAGCACCACGGTCTCTGGCCAATTCTGCAGCGCGTCCTTGCACAGCGCGGCCACGATGTGGCTCTTGCCTGATCCGGTGGGCAGCACCAGACAGGGATTGCCTGAGTGGCCTGCCTCGAACCACGCATAAAGCTGGTCGATGGTTCGCTGTTGGTAGTCACGAAGCATCAACCCACCACCCTTCCACCAAACTGCTTGCGCAGGTCATGCAGTTGCGTCCAGCCCTTATCCGCACAGGCAGCAGCATTGGCAAGCAGCTCCTTAGAACCAAACACGCCTTCCTGCTCAGGGTCTCCGTTGGCCACATTCGTGCCATTGATCTCATAAACAGCCGTCCATTCGTCTGGCCCGTCCTTGCGCTGCCAGGCCACCAGATCAGGATGTAGGACATGGCCTTCACAGCCCGTGCGTTGGGCATCCACCGGGATCACAGCATCCCACTTGGCGCAGTGCCACTCGCTGGCCTTGGTGGCCGTGCTGTGCGCACAGGTGCGGCAGTTCACATGCTTGGTGGTCTTGGTGCTGTGGCAAAACTCATGCGCATCGCAGAACTTGCACTGATACCAGCTCGGGTCTGTGCTGATTGGAGGCGGTATCCGATCCTCTGTGGCCAGCCTGTGGCCTCGCTGGATGTACTTCTCGGCCACTTCTTTGTCGTAACGCACACGCTCAGTGTGGATGCGGTCATCGTCCTTGCAGACTGCCAGATAAAAGGCACGGTCGATCTTGGTGCCGTGCATGTAGAGCTGCATCTGCACAAAATGCTCGGGCTTGGACTTCTCCACGCCTTCTTTCACCAGGTCATCAAATGACTTCTTGCTGTGCGTCTTGAACTCGGCCACATGGCGCTTCTTGGGCGCTTCAGGTACTCCTGACTCGATGATGGCGTCCAGGCTGCCTGACACATGGCATCCAAGGTCAACACGGCTTTGTGCACTTCCTGTGCTGCGCACGTCCATGCCGATGGCTCGCAGGTCACTGACGATGGTTTCCTCTTCCATCTGGCCCCTGCGGAACAGGCGCAGGACTCGGCCAGGAAACTTGGACTGCACAGCCCAGCGAAAGCTCAGCCACAGCCACCTGTCGCACACATGGCCGAGCTGGCTGCAGCCCATGTGCGGCCTGGGCACCTCGGCCTTGGCCTCATGTGCTTTGTCAATCAACCCCTGGATGCTATGATTTGCTTCGGGTATCTTCATGGTATCCGTCTCCTTCCTGTAGTTGCCACATTGCCCCAGGTTCCTCACGGTCCCTGGGGCTTTTCTTTGGGTGGGGCACACAGGTGGGTTTCAATTTACGGGGAGTCGAACCCCACCCACTACCGCTGTGCGCCCCAAAAACTTACTTTTTCAGCCAGGGCGGTGCTGCCTTGGCTGGTGCTGCCTGGGAGGCAGGTGCTGCTGCAGGTGCGGCTGGCTTAAATGCTGGCGCTGATCCACCATTGATTGCGCGATAACCCTTCACATCGTTGCTGGCCTCGTAGGTCTTGCCGGTCTTTTCATCCGTGCGTGCAGCACGAATCGCCAGCTTGATGTTGACGCTGCTGCCGATCAACTGGTCGGTGTCCGTCACCTTCGACAGCCCAATCGCTCGCATAATGTCCCCAAGCTGCTGGCGGCCAATCTCCTCGGCCTTGGCGTTGGCGTTCTTGATGTTCAAGTTCGAGAACACAACTCGCCCCTGGTGGCTTGGGCCTGTGATGTCCAGGCGAATCTTGATGTATTGGCCGGTGCCATCGTTGGTGTCCTTCAGCTCGGCCTGCGTAATGTTGGCGTTGTAGTTGCCCTCAGGCAGCGGTGCATAGCTTCCACCATTGCCTTGCGGCAGTTCGTTTGCGTCAAAAGTTTGTCCAAGAAAAGCCATGATGATTACTCCTTAATTGTGATTTTGAAAGATGGGCGGCCAGCTTTGGCCGTGATTGCGTCTGCTAGTGGGCGAGTGATGGTCTCGTCTGCAGCCTTCCAGAGCGCCATGTTGATCTCTGGAGTCCAGCGGAACAAGCGTGCCAGATGATCTGTTAGGCCATGCTCGGCGGCCAGCTCCTGCAGCTTGTCGCTGTCAACCTTGCGGTCAATGCGGCCAGCGATCTTGACCACAAAGCCGTCTGGCTCGGCAGTCTCGGTGCCCTCGAAGTTCTCAGCCAAGGCCAGCAACTTGACGATCTTGTCCTCAATCTTGCGGCGCTCAGTCGTGGCATTGCCTTCTTCGGCCTTGTAGCGCAGCCAGTCTGCGCTGAGTGTTTTCAGGTCTGCGTTCATCATGATTTGCCTCCGATCTTTGCAATGACTGCGCTCAAGTCTGGTGCCTCCCAGGCATCCAGCTTTCCGCTTCGATCCTTGGCCAGCCAGAGGCCGTCCGAGTCGCACATCAACGCACGCTGGGTATTGCCATCGCCATCCTTTTCAACACGCAGTGCCAGCACCTCGTCGAAGAAGTAGGGCAGCGCCTGGCCGGTCTTATTGCCAGGCATCGATGGCGAGTACAGAACCCGTCCCATCTCGTCCTGCGTCTTTTCCAGCTTGGCGCTCATGTACACATGGCGGCCAGGCAGATCGCGGAATGCGCGGATGATGTCGGCCATCTGCTCCTGCATCGCACCGTAGGCCTGCCTCGGGTCTTTGGTAGCCTTCTTCTCTGTGTTCAGGCAGACCTCAGCAATCTCGCTGATGCTGTCCAGTGCCACCGACTTGTAGGCCTTAGCCTCGTCGCTGCTGGTCAGCCAGGTGTAGGCCTCCTGCAGCTCGGTCATCGAGGTGATCTCAATGAACGGCAGGTCGGCGTCCTGAATGGACAGCAGGCCACCCTCTGCACTCAGCACAATGGGGCTGGGCAGCGTCTTGATGAGGCTGGTCTTTCCAGCCCCTGCCTGGCCATAGACCAGGACTTTCACACCGTTGGCAGACAGACTGCCGGTGGTCTTCACGTTGATTGCCATGTTGGCTCTCCTTTTTGGTTGCTGCGCCTTTGGGTGATTCCGTTCGCGCAGTGGTTGCATCATAAACCGAAAATCGGGTATAGTGCAAGCACCCCCGCAAAAATATTTTTAGAGGTGCAACAAATGATGACTGTTGAGCAGATCAAGAAACGGCTTGAGGACGCCAACCTCAAGCGAGTGGCCGAGAATGCTGGCGTGCATCCAGCCACGGTCTACAGGTTTATGCAGGAGGATTCCAAGCCCCTGTACGAGACGGTCAAGGCGCTGTCGGATTATTTGACACGGCAGGAGGCGGCATTGCATGGCTGACCTCTCCAACATCCTTGGCGGTCCTTGGTCTCCACCACCTGAGAAGAGGGTTGACGATCCAGAGACACAGCTCCTCAATGCCATCCTTGATGCGGGGCTTGCAAAGCCAGAAAAGCCCATTGAGATCGATGGCAAGATGCATCGATTTAACAGTGGAACCAAGGGCAGCAAGGGTTACGATAAATCTGGATGGTACATTGCCTATCCCGATGGCGTTCCATCCGGACGCTTTGGTTGCTGGCGCATTGGCATCGATCATGTCTGGCGCTGTGATGTAGGACGCAGGCTCACAGCCATTGAGGAAATGGCTCATGCAAGGCGCGTTACTGAGGCCAAGGCAATGCGTGACGCGGCCTTGGAAAAGCAGCATGAAGTCGCGGCCAACACGGTCGAGACAATCTGGAGCCAAGCCCAGGCTGCACATCAAGACCATCCATACTTAGCACGCAAAGGCATCCAGCCCCACGGCGCACGTATCACAGGCGATGGCAGGCTGATCGTGCCCCTGTTTGACAAGGATGGCCAGCTTTGCACGCTGCAATACATCGACAATGAGAAGGGCAAGCTATACCATCCAGGCGGCGAGGCCGGTGGGAAATTTTGGATGGTAGGCTCACTGGATGAGCCTGGCGTGCTTTATGTGGCCGAAGGGTTTGCCACCGCAGCTACCATTCACGAAACAACCGGGCGGCCCTGCGTGGCTGCATTCAGTGCCAGCAGCTTGGTGCCAGTAACTGGCAGTTTGCGCGAAATGTTCGGAGCAGCTCAGGATATTGTGATCGTCGCAGACCATGACAAGCATGGCGTCGGGCAAAAGTATGCCGACCAAGCCAGCGCGAAGTTCGGGGCCAGGGTGATTATCCCACCTATCGAGGGCATGGACGCCAATGATTATGCACAAGCTGGGCACGATTTGGTAGGTCTTCTGGTACAGCAAACCGGCACAGCCGTGATTGACAAACTGCAGGTGGTGTTTGGTGACCAGCTCGGCACCGACTACGAGGCACCCGACGAGCTGGTCGAAGGCTTGATGACCATTGGCAGCTCGGTGGTTGTGTACGGCGACAGCAACTCCGGAAAGACCTTCTGGGCGCTATCAGTGGCAACGGCGATCGCTACCGGAGAGGACTGCTACGGTCGCAAGACCGATCCCGGACTGGTGGTTTACTTGGCCAGCGAGGCACCTGCCAGCATCCGTTCTCGTATGCAGGCCATCAAGAAGTTTCACGGCTGCAGCTTGGAGAACCTGGCGATGGTTCCGGTCCCGATGAATTTTTATGTCGGAGACCAGGATGCCCATGATGTGATTGAGCTGGTGCGAGCCATCGAGATCGCCAAGGGTAAGCCGGTGCGACTGATTATTGGCGACACGCTGGCCAGGATGAGCGCAGGGGCCAACGAGAACAGCGGCGAGGACATGGGGCCAGTCATGGCCAGATTTGACCAAGTGGCCACCGCCACGGGCGCTGCCATGATGATCATCCACCACAACGGCAAGGACGCTGCCAGAGGCGCAAGGGGTTGGTCAGGCATCCGTGCCCACATCGACACCGAGATCGAGGTCTCCGAAAAGGATGGCAGTCGGTCTGTAACGGTCACCAAGCAGCGCGAGCTGCCCAGTAAGGGCGAGACGATCTACTTCCGTCTGGAGGTGATCGAGATGGGGATCAGCAAATTTGGCTCACCTTCCACCACTTGCGTGGCCGTTCCAGATCAGGAAGCAAATGACACGAAACCCCACAAAAAACCCACAAAACACGATGAGAATGTGCGCACAGTTGAGCGTGCTTGGTGGGCATCAGGTGCCGAAGAGCGCGAGGGTTTTCCCTACGTCAGCAGGTCGGCGATGCGTGAACTGCTGGTCAAAGATGGGGCGACTGAGCGCACCGCCAAGAACAAAACCGAGGCATCCAGATCGGGTTCAATCATCGAACAATTGCTCAATGCAGGCACTTTGGAGACCTTCGAACATGGCTGGATTTTCAGCAACAAGACCCAGGCGAGCGCAATGCTAATGCAGAAAAATGCTCCCAAAAATCGCCCCTAATCGCCCCTCAGTGCCCCTAGGGGCTTTTAGGGGCAAGGGGCAAAAGCATTTTGAATCTGCCCCTAAACCCCGCCCCTCTCCTACCCCCTTTAGGAAGGGGTAGGGGAGGTAGGGGAGGGGCAGATCATGATGCAGAATTTTTTGCTAAACCCTTTGTGGTTGATGTAAACTCAAAGGGTCTACAAGGAGAAAGCAATGGGCAAAATGTATATGGGGAACATTCCAGATGCCAGCGAAGGCTGGGATGAAATGGACAAGTTCATGGACAAGGACAATGTGCAATGGTTGATGTTCAGCAAAAAGCAAGACCACAATCAAGACTGGTGGACTATCAAGATCGCTGCCAAAGGTCGCGCAAGCACCAAAGCAAATTATTGGCTGGCGATTAATGTCAGGACAGGTCAGCTTGGATTTTCTCGGGATTACGTTTTGATGCGCGAAAACAGACCAGAGTTGCATTCGCAAATTGAAACAATCTTTAAAACCGTTCAAAGTAAGCAAGCACTAACATGACACAACCACCAGATCATCCCAACTTCGCAACCTGGGAGCGCGACAACCTGGTGCGCTTTTGCCAGGACTGCTACGCTGCCCTGCTGGCCGAGCAGGAGGCAAACGAGCAGCTCAGGATTGACCTCAAAGATGCGATGAAGATGGCGCGGCAGCAAATTCTGAAGGACAATGCAGCATGACCACGAAAACACACAAAGCAAAGACTGTAGCAAAGAAGCCAGTTAGAAGGCACGAGAACAAGGCCGAGTTGATCGGCTTGGTGCTTTCCGGAATGCGTAACGGTCTGAGCGCCTTCAAGGCCTGCGAAGCCGCTGGTTTGTCGCAAAGCACTTTCAACCTGTGGGTCAATGAGGACGCAGAGCTTGCCGCAGAATACGCGCGCGCGAGGGAAGACCTGATCGAGCGCATTGCCAACGAGGTGATCGAGCTGAGCGATGCCGATGTCGGAATGCAGCCAGACGGCAAGAAAGACTGGGCAGCGGTGCAGAAGCACAAGCTGCAGGTCGATACCCGCAAGTGGCTGCTGTCCAAGCTGGCCCCGAAGAAATATGGCGAGAAGATCGAAGTTTCTGGCGATCCTGCCAATCCGCTGGTGCAACGCATTGAGCGCGTGATCGTCAAGACATGAGCATCCTGCAGCTTGCAACCCCCGAATGGGCACTGCCACTGCTGGAGCCCAGCCGCTACAAAGGCGCTTGGGGTGGCCGAGGCTCTGGCAAGTCCCACATGTTTGCCGAGCTGATGATCGAGGCCCACATCATGGATCAGAAGCGGCGCAGCGTTTGCGTGCGAGAAATCCAGAAGTCCCTGAACCAGTCCGTCAAACGGCTGCTGGAGACCAAGATTCAGGACATGAACGCTGGCGCTTACTTCGAGGTGCAGGATGTCGTCATCAAGTCCAAAAAGGCCGATGGCGCGATCATCTTCCAGGGTATGCAGAACCATACTGCCGACTCGATCAAGTCGCTGGAGGGTTATGACTGCGCCTGGGTTGAGGAGGCCCAGAGCCTGAGCCAGACCAGCCTCGACCTGCTGCGGCCAACGATCCGCAAGCCAGGCTCAGAGCTGTGGTTCACCTGGAACCCACGCGATCAGTCCGACCCGGTGGACTTCCTGCTGCGTGGCCCGACACCGCCCAAAGATGCCACCGTCCTGAAAGTCAACTTCACCGATAACCCGTGGTTCCCAGAAGTCCTGCGCGACGAGATGGAGTACGACAAGCGGCGCGATCCCGACAAGTACAGCCATGTCTGGATGGGCCAGTACCTGACCAACAGCAGCAGCCGAGTGTTCAAGAACTGGCGCGTCGAGGACTTCGAGGCACCGCCAGACGCCATCCACCGCCTCGGCGCTGACTGGGGCTTTGCCGTCGATCCGACCGTTCTGGTGCGCTGCCACATCATTGGCCGCACCCTGTACATCGACCACGAAGCCTACATGATCGGCTGCGAGATCGTGAATACCCCTGAACTGTTCATGACCGTGCCCGAGGCCGAGAAGTGGCCCATCGTGGCCGACTCGGCCAGGCCAGAGACCATCAGCCACATGAAAAAGAACGGCTTTCCCAAGATCATGACGGCGATCAAAGGCCCGAAGTCTGTAGAGGAAGGCATCGAGTTTCTGAAGAACTACGACATCGTGGTTCATCCGCGCTGCATCCACACAATTGACGAGCTGACCCTTTACAGCTATAAGCAAGACCCATTGACCGGCAGAATATTGCCGGTGCTGGAGGACAAGAAAAACCACGTCATTGACGCCTTGCGGTATGCCTGCGAGGCCGTGCGGCGATCCAGCGCAGCCAGGCCCATTGCTTTTACCCCCATCGCCAATATGAAAAAGTGGTGAGACAATTGCACAAATTGAGGAATTAATCTATGGCCAGAATCTCAAACGACCAACGGCTCTCGAATCTGCACAGCGAAGCCCTGCGCCAGTTCAATGACATCCAGACTGCGCTGCGGGATGAGCGCCTGCAGTGCCTGCAAGACAGGCGCTTCTACTCCCTGTGCGGCAGCCAGTGGGAAGGCCCATTGTGGGATCAGTATGAGAACAAGCCCAAGTTTGAGGTCAACAAGATCATGCTGGCGGTCATTCGCATCGTCAACGAATACCGCAACAACCGCATCACTGTGGACTATGTGTCCAAAGACGGCACAGATAACGAGAAGCTGGCCGAAGTCTGCGATGGACTATACCGTGCCGACGAGCAGGCATCCGTGGCAGACGAGGCCTACGATAACGCTTTCGAGGAGGCAGTCGGCGGCGGCATTGGTGCATGGCGGCTGCGCACCGTCTACGAGGACGAAGAGAACGGCGAAGATGACCGGCAGCGCATTCGCATGGAGCCAATCTTTGATGCCGACAGCTCGGTGTTCTTTGACCTGAATGCCAAGCGCCAGGACAAGTCGGACGCCAAGTATGCCTTTGTGGTCTCCAGCATGACCCGCGAGAGCTACAAAGAAATCTACAACGACGACCCCACAGACTGGCCCAAGATCATCCACCAGTATGAGTTTGATTGGGCAACGCCTGATGTCGTGTTTGTGGCTGAGTACTTCAAGGTCGAGGAAAAGATCGAGACCATCCGCATCTTCCAGGCCATCGACGGCACCGAGGAGCGTTACAGCTCTTCCGACTTCGCAGCCGACGAGACCCTAGAGGAAACGCTGGCAGCAGTCGGAACCCTTGAGGTGCGGCAGAAAAAGGTCAAGCGCAAGCGCGTGCGCAAGTACATCATGTCCGGTGGCAAAGTGCTTGAGGACGCAGGCTACATTGCAGGCAACTGCATTCCGATTGTGGTGGTCTACGGCAAGCGCTGGTTCGTGGACAACATCGAACGCTGCATGGGTGCGGTACGCCTGGCCAAAGATGCCCAACGCCTGAAGAACATGCAGCTCTCCAAGCTGGGCGAGATCAGCGCACTGTCCAGCGTGGAAAAGCCAATCCTGGTTCCAGAGCAGGTCGCAGGCCACCAGGTCATGTGGGCCGAGGACAACCTCAAGGACTACCCTTACCTGCTGGTCAACCCGATCACAGGGCCAAACGGCGAGCAGCAAATCAGCGGCCCGATTGCGTACACGAAAAGCCCACAGATACCGCCAGCAATGGCCGCACTCCTGCAGATCACAGAGACCGACATGCAGGACATTTTGGGCAATCCGCAAGGGGCTGACAAGATGGTGTCGGGCATTTCTGGCAAAGCCGTGGAGATGATCCAGACCCGTGTGGACATGCAGTCGTTCATTTACATGAGCAATTTTGCCAAGGGGATGAAACGCAGCGGCGAGATTTGGCTATCAATGGCGCGAGACATCTACGTTGAGGAAAAGCGCAAGATGAAGGCCATTGCGCCAACTGGTGAGTCAAGCGTGGTCGAACTGATGAAGCCTGCGATTGACACCGAAACAGGCGCAATGGTCATGGAGAACGACCTCAGCTCTGCCACCTTTGATGTGATTGCCGAGGTTGGCCCATCCAGCAGCAGCAAAAAGCAGGCAACCGTCCGTGCCCTGACCGGAATGCTTGCCATGACGCAAGACCCAGAGACTGCGCAAGTCTTGACCGCAATGGCCATGATGAACATGGAGGGCGAAGGCCTCA